CTGATGCACATAGCAGAATCATCACTGCCTTGTATCACCGAACTCACATTGTCTATGCCTAGTTCACTCAAATGGATAGTGCAATTCACTTCTACAGATTCATTTATTCCTCCATGAATGACAGTGCTAGTGAGATGAGGCAGGCCTTGGAACATGCCATCTTCAATTTTGATCAAATTGGTAGATTTCTTTACAAATGGATCAGAACCTTCCCAAAAGGACTTCCCAAGTCTCTTAAAGGTAGGGTTGGAAGATACAGTATTTCGAGATCCTTCAAGTATGTCTACCAGATCCTCAGGTATGGCAATTCTCTTCTCTGTCCATAGCCAGAAGAACAGATACATAAGGTAAGGTATGTCTGTTCCCTTTGTAATTCTTGACATGACGAAGAAGAATTTACTGACATGGTGTCTTTGACACCACTTAGATGCATCTGCTGACTTACACAAGGTGATGTGTTCGCCTAAAACAGCAGTTGCTTTCCTCTCATGAGTTGTCATGAACCTGTCCTTCAATCCTGGGTCACCGATGCTATCTGATGGCATGAAGGTAGCTGTAGTTCTCGAAACAGATTCCACTGCAAAATGGATGATTCTTGCTTTTATCTCAATCACATGAATCTCTCTATCTCCCCCATGCTGGTCTTTGGGGAAGAGATCACTATAAACCCAGCCTCTTTGGTGTAAAACTTCACAGCAGTAAACGAGCAGTTTTGGGTAAGTGGGTTCTCTGTCACCTGTTACTTTCATGTATTCCCGAATGAGTCGACTCAATGCTGTTATGACTCTTGGCCTCTTTCCTAGTAGTTGGGGATTGTCTTCTCTTATCTCCTTCACTCTCCTCTTACCTCTAGAGTCACTAGGATTTAAATTTATTGTGACCTTCATATGGTCCTTTGAGCTTGCCTTTAGGGTAGCAATGTCTAAGAATGTCTTCCTTGCCAATGTCTCTTCAATCTTGTTATGAAGTTGAGACCTGAATGATATTCCATACTTTGCTATCATCTTCTCAATCCAGAGATCTGTTAAACGTCTCGCTAGAGCATGATCCCAACAGTGACGCTTAGGTTCTTTGAGGAGTTGCCATATCATAACTCCAGGGTCCACAATGTTATCTTTGAACCAAAAGTGCTCTTTACAGATCTTGGCCACTATCTTGAAACTGCGATCACCAGCTCTTCCTTTAGTTTTGGAAACAACATAACCAAAGTAGAAAGAGTCTACCAGTTGCTCAATGCTAACAGGCTGTTCATGGAATATGCATCTCAACCGGAAATACACATACTCAGTTTGAATAGTTCCAGGTGAATTCAGTTCTTCAAATCCGGGCTCTTCTTGAGTCTTCTTTGTTCTCATCTTCCTACGGTAAGGCTTCCTCTCTTGATAATATCTCATGAGATTGATAGTCTTATTCAGAAAGTATACAGTCAATCTTGATCTACA